CCCACGCCTGTACGCTGTAGTCAAAGTCATTGTTAGTTAGAAGGTTTGCAATTGTGATGTTACCAAAGATGGTTGCAGAACCGTTACCACCAGGAAGAGTGTTAGTTGTATCAGCAGCGCCGTTAATAGCACCCTGACCACCTTGTCCACCTGCACCAATTGTTACGCTATAAGTTGTTCCAGGAACAACAGTTAGGTTTCTTACGATAACCTGTCCACCAGCGCCACCGCCGCCAGCTATGTCCTGGGAACCGCCGCCGCCACCTCCGCCGCCGCCAACAAGAATGACTTGAGCACTAGTGACGCCAGCAGGAGCAGTCCAGGTACCACTGGCTGTAAAGGTGGCCTCTTGAATAAACAAACGACCCGAATTGTCATTCGGGAAGACAATAAAGTCTTTACTTGAGGAGATTGCCATTTATATACCTGTCCTTTTCCTTATTAAGAAATCAATACGCCTGAAATCAGGACGTCAACTGCTGATGCAACATCTGCTGTTACAGAAATTGTCTCAGTAGCGTTCAAAACTACGCGAGCATCAAAGTTTACAGTACCGTTTGGTGGTACCTGTAAACCTTGGCAAAAAGCAAAACCAGCCGTGGTGACTGTTACTGTTCTTGTTGCAGCAGTCTTATTAGCTAAGACCACATTTGTGATAATGGCAGTGTTACTTGCAGGAACCGAGTAAGCGCTCGCATCCGTGGTTCCAGCGGTAAGTGCCCTAAAACGGGTTACGGTTGTAGGCATTAGTCGAGTACTCCTATATACGCTAGTACGGTTAAGTTAGCAGCCTCTGCCTGAATGGCAGCGACCTTGTTATTTCCCGCAGTATTAACTGCAGAAACCTGTGTTGAGCCAGCTGTGTTAACAGCAGTTACCTGCGTTGTACCAGCGGTTGTGATTGCTGTTACGCGGTCAGCGGTTGCAGCAACAATGTCATTGACTCCCAGCAAGGTGCCAAGAGTTTCTAATGCCTTAGCTACGTAGATAAGGTCTTGAGCAGTATAGGTACTTGCTGCAAGGCTATCTGTAATTTCTGTTTTGACAGCATTAATCTGCGTACTAAGCGATGAATAATCTGGCATGGATTTTTACCTACCTTCCGAGGTCATTAAAAGTATATCGTCTTTAAATATAGGGTCACCGTAAACCATAGATATTATGCCTGAGCCTCTGTCCATGAGATACGAGCTGAGATATTGGCCGAGGCGGTACCGATATTGGTAGCTGTAAGCACTAGGACGTCTGGGCCATTAGGGAATGATGGGCTTGAGACGTTTCCGTCACCTGAGATAACGGAGTTACCAAGGTCTCGGATAGAACGAAGGTCGTAGTTAGAGACGTTGTAGTTGGTACCACCACCACCGTTTTCGGTGAAGAATGATGCCACAGAGTCACCGCCAATAATACGGCCAGAGGCTGTTTGAACGTTACCAGCACCAGGACCAGAGTTATCAAAATAGAGAACCTGAGCCAAAGAACCTGAACCCACAAGGTCGCGGCTCCAGTCTGTAGGAAGACCTACATAACCAGTACGTGGTGTAAATGTGATTGTTCCAGATACAGTACCTGAGTTAGCCACAGATAGAGTTACAACGTTAGCTGATACAGATGCAATCTGAGCGTTAGCTCCAATACCAGTACCAGTGACTGTCATACCTGGGATGATACCCACAGTACCAGTTGCGTCATTAATAGTAATTGTATTAACACCGCTTGTTCCAATTACAGTCGAACGCGTGGTTGTAAGGTTTGCAGTTGTATAAGTGTTATAAAGAATCTGTGAAGGATTAAGAATACCGTCAATGCGGAATTGTCCGTTTGTAGAAACACCAATTGAGGTTAGCTGAAGCTGCATGCGGTTAATAAGTTCACGGATACCAAAGTTACGTGCAATAGCGTTATCTACTGATGGAGCCAAACGAATCGCAATAAGAGGACGTTGAACACCTGCTGCTACAGCAAGAAGCTTGGTCATACCACCAGTAAAGATGAAGTTTACGTCGTTATCAAAACGACCATCCATCATAACTGAAGAACCCCAGTGGCTGATAATTGGTGCACAGTTTTGAGTAATAGACTGAACCGCAACCTGAGCATCTCCACCAGTTCCTGTAATAGAAGAATCTGGAGTAAATGCAACTGGAGAAGTTGTTCCACTAAATGTAAACGCTGTATCTGGATAGATATTTGTAATAGATGCGCGACGTTGTGCAATAGTGATTGGATATCCGCGCTTTACTGAGTCATACGCACCAACTGATGAGTAGCGCATAATTTCACAGTTAGTGTTATCACGAACATAGATATAACCAGATGGTGGGAAGTTTCTACCATCTTCAACATACATAACAGTGTCATTTGCACCAAGTTGGGTTCCTAGAACTCCTGTAGGACCCGCAACCATTTTTGTAAAGATTGATGGGTCATTAACAACTTCATAACGAGCTGGCAAGTTACCAGAGCGCTGATATGCACCATTGTTATAGTTATTCATAGGAACACGGTGGCACCAAACAATCTTTCCATTTACGCCACGCATACCCCAACGGATAGTTCCAGCACCGTACCATGTATAGTCGATGTAAACCATCTGCATACGACCAACGTCCATTTTATAGCCAGATGGACCTAGTCCATCAAATTTATCAATATTCCATTCATCCTGTGCAAATCGGTCGCTTTGTGTAATTAGGTAGCGTGTACGAACACCTGTTGCACCGCGATAAGCTGGAGCAACGTTTAAAGAAGTATCGCTGTTAATAGAAATAACTTTGTAAGAAGAACCCTTAACAACAATATTTTGTCCTACAGTTAGTTGCTTACGGAATTGAGTTCCTAATCCAACAATAAAGCTAGAATCTTTAGTTACGTTAACTCGACCAATACCTTCTTTTTCTGAGTGACGACGTACTGCATACATCTTCTGTCCGTCATACTCAAAGTAAAAACCGTTCTGCTCATCAAACATACCGCAACGAGTAACTGCACCAAACCACTTACGTGCGTGTACGTAAACGTTAGTTCCAGCAGGGCTTCTGTCAACAAGAGGAAGTTCTTGGGTTAAAGTAAGTTGATATTCAAATGTGTTAACGTCAATAATGCGGGTGACAATAATGTCTGTACCATTATATGGGTTATAAGCATAACGTGTTCTGACGCCTTCAATGTCAATTGTCACGCCAGCCTGCATACCGTGGTCTTGAACGGTTCTTACAGTTACGATAGCTGGTCCAATAGAGCCGCCATTGATGGTCATAGATTCTACGTCATAAACAGGAGTTAACTGAGCACCTGTTGAGAACTGCATACCCTTACCAGACTGGTAACGGAAGTAACGGCGAGTCTGACGGATTACTTGAGAACCCATTGAGTTAGTTGCAGTAGAGATAGAAACACCGCCGTCAAACGGACGCTGAACTACATAGCTATCACCTTTAGTCATGATGAGAGCAGTTGTAGGAACTGATACAGCTGACTGCTGACGGGATAGAGCAAATTCAAGAGTGGTCTGAGTAGGAACCTTGGTTACCTGCCAGTTGCCATCAATGCTGTTAGTTCCAGATACAACAATAAGGTTTCCTGGGAATACGCCGTGAGGTTGGTCGAAGATAACTGTTACTGTTGATACTGGAGCTGCTCCGTCTGTAGTGGCTCTCCAACGAGCAAGAGTATTAGTACCGCCAATTGGGAAGTTACCACCAGGGATGTGAGCGCCATCAAAGATATCTCCACCATAGATAGTTGTAAGAGTACCTGAAGCAATATCTCCTGATACCGCTCCGCGAGCTGTGTATTGGAAGGTTGTTGTAGTAGGAACTGCTTGTACAAGGGATGTACCTTCTGCAAGATAGTTAAGGGTTTCTTGTACAGAGACAATCTGTCCTACAGACAAACCGTGAGGAAGAGCAGTAGTTACAGTAATAGTTGAACGTGGACGAACACCATCACCAATCACTGATACAACATCAAAAGAGTTACCTCCAGAGCCTTTAGCAAAGAATGATGGATAACCATTTGCTAGGAAGAGAGCTTCCCACTTAGATGGCTGTACTGAGTATTCAAAGTCAGTATCCATAAGTGACTGTGGGGTTGATACACGAAGCTTTTGCGCTCCGTCAATAAAGGTGTCATCAAATGTAACTTTTTGGTGCTCATCATCTACAACAACCTGGATAGTGTCGGTAGACGACATACCAGTAGTATCAACGCTAGCGTTTAACTGAATTATTGTTTGAGTTACTGTACTTCCAGTTGGATTAGATATATGAGCATCTGGATATACATAACTGACGCTAATAGTCTGAGATGAGTCAGAAAAATTAAAAAGAATCTTATTAGTAGAAGCATTTACAATAAGGAAGATATGAACACGCTTAATGTAGCGGTCAATGGTAATAGTCTTATTGGTAGGGTTAAATACGTAGTATTCAGGCGCAATATTGCGTGCCATTCATTTACCTTCCTATATCAGCGAAATCGGTGGTATAACGTTCTGTACCACGGTTGTGTAATTTGTTACTGCTCCTACTGGGAAATAAATACCAGTTTGAAGCAGTGCGTCGTTTAGAAGTAGTTGACCTACTCCACCGTCACCAGCTGGACCCTGTGCACCAGTTGGTCCACGAAGTCCTGTTGGTCCCGCAGCACCATTGGCACCAGCGGCACCTGTTGGTCCTGCTGCTCCATTAGCACCCGCAGGTCCAGTAGGACCTTGAATACCAGATGCATATACTAGCGTATTCCACGCACCAGTACCATTACCAACTTTAAATCTTCCAGTATCTAGTTCAAGACCTAGTTCACCTTCAGATAAGACTGGATTAGCCGTAGACCATTCGGTAGCCGTTCCTCGGCGTAACTGAATTTTAATTGGCATTACTGAACGACTCCTCCGCTGTCAATGTTGATAACTGCACCATAATTAGACACAGGACTACCACCATCTACGTTCAATAGTGTAGTGCCTGTAGGGCCTGTTGGACCTAGTAAACCTTGACTACCTGTTGGGCCTGTTGGACCTTGAATACCTGTAGGACCTGTAGGACCTTGTAAACCAGTTAAACCCTGAGGTCCTGTTGGACCTGTGTTACCAATTGCAGCTGCAACAACTACTTGCCAATTTCCTGGGTCATCTACTGGAGTAATTCCTGGTGTAGAAGTGTTGTTTCTACGAACGTATGTACCTTTAAGTGTAGGAGTGTCGTAGAAAACCGCCTGACCAGGAGAGTAGGCTAAACCTTGTTGCCATGTTCCAATGATTGTAAATGGAAGTGGACCTGTAGCACCTGTTGGACCAGTAATTGATAAACCTTGAGCACCAGTTGCACCAGTTGCTCCAGTTGGTCCAGTTGGTCCTTGAGCTCCTGTTGGTCCTTGAACAGCGCCAGCGTTAACCCACTGGTCACCATCCCATACAAATAGATTTCCAAGAACAAGATATGCCTCACCAAGAGCTGGAGAGGTAACACTTGATTGCAGTTCAACAAAGGACGCATAACTTCCGTAAATATTTAATCCACGTCCCTGAGGTCCAGTTGGACCAAGAGGACCTTGAGAACCTGTTGGACCTAAATTACCTTGTGGACCTGTAGGGCCTTGCGGACCCTGAACACCTTGAATACCTTGAGAGCCTGTAGGACCAACGTTTCCTTGAGGACCTTGAATACCTTGTGCACCTGTTGGTCCAATATTTCCTTGTGCACCTGTGGGACCAGTTACACCTTGTGGGCCTTGTGCACCAGTTGGTCCTTGAATAGCGCCAGCGCTAACCCATTGAGAACCGCCCCATACAAATAGAACACCATTAATTAAGTAACCATCACCAGTTGCACCAACAGGGTGAGCAGTTTGAAGGTCTGCTAATGAGTTATAAGAACCAAGAACATAAATAGAAGCACCAGCTGGACCAGTAGGACCAGTGTTACCTTGTGCACCAGTAGGACCAACGGCGCCTGCAGCACCAGCAGTACCTGCAATACCTTGAATACCTTGTGGACCTTGAGCACCAGTTGCTCCTTGTGCACCAGGTGCACCAGCTAAACCAGTAGGTCCTGTTGGTCCTTGAATACCTTGAGGTCCAGTTGGTCCAACAACACCTTGCGGACCAGTAGGTCCAGCAACAGTTGATGCAGCACCAGTAGCACCTGTTGGTCCAGTAGGACCTACAGGACCAGCTACAGTTACAGTGAATGAGCCATTAAGTGCTGAGTCTTCTTGTGCTACAAAATAAAGGGTTGTAGGACCAGTAAATGGGACATCCCAAAATACAGTTCCACTAGCAACTCCAGCAGCAAAACCTGTGCTAAAGCCTGTTGTGTACTGTGAACCTGCGTTATATGCTCCAGAAGTGGTTTGTACTCTAAAGGTATAACCAGGAGTATTGATGTCTAAACGATAACGAAGTCCACGAATAACAGTAATATTTGGATTGGTAATTCCATTAATTACATATTCGCTACCGTTACGAGTAATGGTTAAATCAATACCGCCAGAGGTACCAGTAGGTCCAGTAGGACCTGCAACAGTAGATGCAGCACCTGTAGGACCAATAGGTCCTTGCGGACCTGTAGGACCAATAGGGCCCAAATCTCCAGCAATTGTAAAGCGCCAACTATTTAAAACTGCGTTTGCAGTTCCAAAGTAGTTATCAGATTCAATTGTTACGGAATTTACAGTTACAGCTGTTACAAAGCCTTCAATAAATGAAGTTAAATTACCAGTAGTATTAATAGCTCTTAAACGGCTACCAACTACATAAGGGTGATTAACTGCGCTTAAAACAAATGTTTTTACACCAATGTTTAATGAAATAGCAGATGTAGATGTAATTCCAGCATATCCTTGACCAGCTGGACCAGTTGGTCCTAGACCACCTGTTGGACCTGTAGGTCCTGTATCACCAGCTAAACCAGAAAAACCTTGAGCACCTTGAGGACCAGTAGGACCAATATCGCCTCTAGCACCTGTTGGACCTGTAGGACCTGCTACACCTGTTGGACCAACAGCGCCTTGTGGACCTACTGGACCAAGTAAACCTGTTGGACCTGTTGGGCCTGTTGGGCCAGTTGAACCTTGTGCACCTTGTGGTCCCATTGGACCAATTGCACCTGTAGGACCTGTTGCACCAGCAACACCTGCAGTACCTGCTGGTCCAGTTGGACCAGTTG